GAGGACTATATTCAGCCGTCTTTATTGTACTGGGTTCAAGCTGAAGCACCTACCGCGATTAGTTACAAGTTCTTAAACAAAGGACTACATCAACAAAGTTCTGAGAACAGTTCTAACGCTTCACTCGATGAGATTAACTTCATTCAGAAACGGTATAAAGACAAAGCCGAATGGTACACCGAGAGGCTGGTTAATTTCTTACTTGAAAAAAGTAGCGACTATCCAGCTTATCAAAATCCGAATAGCGGACTTGACACAATCCAGCCCGATACTCGGACTTACACTACTGGAATGTTTCTCGGAAGTTCAAGAAGATACACTTCACTTGAAGATAAATATGAGCATAAACGTAAACCGTAAGAATCTCGAAAAATTAAAAAAGTTTGTATACGCTCAACGAAATATTAACCCTAATCAAAAACGAGGCGACCGCTCACCTTCAGGTGAAACAGTACGGGCATGGGGACGTTTGGGAGATAAACCCGAAGGAACTTGACTACCTTGTTTTGTGGGCTATTGAGGAGGGCGTTGTTCTTTCAGAAAGGACGTTAACTTACAACATTCGATTACTTGCAATGGATAGAGTCTTGCCGGGAGAAGAAAACGAGCAAGAAGTAATGTCGGATACGATACAAGTTTTACTTGACTTCGTTGCTTACTTTAGGCAGTTACATACTACCGAATTAAACCTACAAACAAGCGTAACACTTGAACCATTTACCGAACGATTCGACGACAAGGTAAGCGGACATTCTTGCGTTCTTTCAATAACACAACCATACAACTACAATAGTTGCCAAATACCAACATAAAAAATGACTGATTCACAAAAACTATTAGGAGGAAGAGGCTGTAAAGTTCTCGGAATCGCGGCTCACACTTCATTAACGGGCTACGCTTTTATTGCCCAAGAGGACACGACTGTAACCGTCTTCACGGTAGGAACCACCGACTCGTTAGCGGCTTACGGACTTTCGGGAACTACCTTAAAAGCTGGGGCGTATATCGTTGTCCCAAGCGGTGAAGCTATTACTGCCATCACTTTAACAGGTGGAAGCGTTATAATCTATAATCAATAAGAGGTGGCGATAGGAAACGGCATCGGAGTACCTTTTCGCAGAGGAGGGGGAGGTGGCGCAATAGTCAGCCCTGACTTTGTTATTGAAGTGGACACCACACAAGCTGGTTCTGCATCGGATACTATTATCCTTGCGTTAACATCTAGTGGCACATTCGATGGTACAATTGATTGGGGCGATTCAAGTACAAGTGATTTGACCTATGCAAACAGAGAACATACCTACGCAAGTGGTGGTACTTACACTATTACAATTAGCGGAGATACGTTTGAGGGATGGAGGGTAAATAATGGTGGAGATAAACTAAAGTTCATCGACGTTCAGAATTGGGGATTCTTCACGTTTATACAGACAACAAGACATTTCTATGGATGCAGTAACTTGGATATATCCGCAACAGATGCTCCAATTGTTGCTACAACAACTTTTCAAGATACGTTTAGAACGTGTTCTGCGTTGACAAGTTGTGATTTTGATTCATGGGATGTTAGCGGTGTAACCACCTTTCAAGGGATGTTTTATCAAGCTACTAATTTCAATGGTGCAATGGGTAATTGGGATACAAGTAGTAGTACCAATTTTGTCCAAATGTTTTTTGCTACTAGATATTTTAACTCATACATAGGAGATTGGGATATGAGTAGTGCNCTATCAACTGGGTATATGTTTTATGACGCACGAGCTTTCAACCAAGATATAGGCAGTTGGGATGTCTCGTCTGTAACTTATTTTAATGGGATGTTCAGAGCAGCATGGGCGTTTAATCAAAACATAGATTCTTGGGACACAAGTAGTGCCACAACAATGACCTTTATGTTCTATCAAGCAAATGCATATAATCAACCAGTTAACTCTTGGGATGTTTCCAATGTTACTGATATGAAATATATGTTGACTTCGGCTCCATTTAATCAACCACTATCTAATTGGAATACTTCATCAGTAGTCAACATGAGTTATATGTTTCAGTCAAATAATACGTTTGATCAAGATATTAGCAATTTCGATGTGAACCAAGTATCTAACCTAGACAATTTCGGAACTGGTTTAACTCTATCAACAGCTAACTACGATGCTTTATTAATCGCATGGGATGCTCAAGGTGTTATGTCATTTAGCGGTACTGTTAACTTTGGTGGATCAAAATACACATCAGGCGGGGCAGCTGAAACAGCAAGAACAAGTCTGATAACAAAGTGGGGCGGAATCACAGACGGTGGAGCAGCTTAAAAAATAAGAAATATGAACGAGATAAAATACCCATCAGTAAGAACATACTACATCTGCTTCGATAACGAAAGGATAGAAGTGAAATCATATGGATGGGTTGAGCCTAATCAGGTCTTTGACACTATTTGGATATTCGATGAATTTACGGACGAAGCCGAATGGTTGGAAGAATTGGCAGAATATGGCATTGTGCCAGAAGTTGACGAACAAGGTAATGTAGTTTTATAATGGATGCAATTTTAGAGGCGTTAGCGAGTTACGGGATAGCAGGAATATTTCTTGCGGTGTTGGTTTACTACCTTAATAAATTAACCGACATTCACCGAGAAGAAAGAAACGACTGGCAAGAAGCCAATGACCGACACGTTGAGAAGTTTGCGAACGTAATTAACGAGAACACGAAGGCACTTGTGGAGATGAAAGGAGAACTCAAAGAGAATCGTTGCAAGATTAAATAAATGGAAAAGAAAACAAGACCAAGCGCGGCAAAGATAGCCGCAGAGATTATAAAGGAATTTGAGGGCTACTCTTCAACGCCTTATTTATGTCCAGCTAACGTTCCGACAATCGGATACGGGAATACAATGCACACCAATGGAGAACGGGTTACAATGGACGACAAAGAAATAACAAAGAAAGAAGCGGAGAAGATGCTACTCGACACCATTAAGAGCGTTGAGAAGCAAGTTAAAAACGTGGTTGAGGTCAAACTACCAGCCCACAAATTAGCAGCTTTAATTTCATTCACTTACAACGTAGGAATCGGTAACTTCTCAAAGTCTACTCTTTTGGCTTGGCTTAATTCAAACCCGGACTATTCAAGAATACCTTACCAGTTCAGACGTTGGAACAAAGGTGGAGGTCGAGTTCTTAAAGGATTAGTCAGACGAAGAGAAGCGGAGGTCGCTATTTGGGAAGGATGAACGGAAGCGAGAAGGTACTTGCTGGGGTTATCTCAATTCTTCTTTTTTTAATTATCATTATGGGCTACCAGTTAACCCAAACAAAGGAAGACATCGGGATTGCCGAGCGCGAGAAAATCAAGATTCACAAGCAACGAATAAAGGCGTACAAAATCCAAATCAAAAGCCTTGACAAAAACATTCGTAAATTGCAAACCCAAAACGATTCATTGAATGACATTAAACAGAGGGTTAAGATTATCACAATTCGCGAAGTTGACTCTATTTCTGCTTTGCCTTTCATTGACCAAGCAAGTTTTTTCACAGGTGAGATTACCCGTCTTGATTCCATACGCGGGAGATACCTTGATAGGGGTAACTCCTGAGCAGTTCTCTACCATCCTCTTTTCCTTTTCTTACATTAGAAGCCTTGAGGGTACTAATAACATTGCGTCTAAACAACTAACGCGCAAAGATAGTATAATCGCATATTTGAATATTCAAATGACCTTAGAACGCAAGAAACAAAAAGAGCAAGTTGAGATAGCTGACAATTTAGAGCAGATAATTGCCGACTATAAGAAGGCACTCCGTAAACAAAAGACACGCGAGACCTTAATGTATATCTTTGGGGGTGCTATTATTGCGGCTGAAACTGGTTTACTTTTATATGTAATAGTGCGATAAGTGAGCGATTTTCGACCCCGACTTAAAGGGCAGTTAATAGACGCTTGGGATAACCTAACCCGAAAGGAAAGACGTATCTTAGTTATCGGAGACCTACATGAGCCGTTTTGTTTAGATGGTTACCTTGACTTTTGTAAAGAAACCTACCGCAAGTACAATTGTAACCAAGTCCTATTTATTGGCGACTGCATCGATTCGCATTACTCCAGCTTCCACGAGACAGACCCGGACGGACTCGGAGGAGGTCAAGAGTTAGAGTTAGCTATTCAAAGACTTCAACGGTGGGTTGAGGCTTTCCCAGTTGCTGACGTTACAATAGGAAACCACGACCGTATAATAAGCCGAAAGGCTTTCTCAGGCGGCATTCCAAAGGCTTGGATTAAGTCTTTTAACGAAGTGCTCAACGCTCCGACTTGGAACTTTCTCGACCGCGTTACTTACGATGGGGTTCAATATATTCACGGAGAAGCTGGAACGGCTCGGACTAAGTGCCGGGCAGATATGCAGTCAACGGTGCAAGGACATCTACACACTCAATGCTATACGGAGTGGTATGTTGGTCAGAACTTTAAAGTGTTCGGCACTCAGGTCGGTTGTGGAATTGATTTTGACAAGTACGCCTTTGCTTACGCCAAGAGAGGAAAGAAACCCGCTATTGGTTGTACCGTTGTAATAGGTGGTAAGACTGTAATAAACGAACTAATGGACTTATGATTATCTTTCTTTTAACTGTTTCCGTTTGTCTCCTTTTGTTGGTGGTCGGGATGCTTATATATATAGGTTACAAGTTACGCCAATTTGAGGACGTCCAAGAGGTTATTTTTGACGCGGCAGTTAACGCTGAGGAGCGAAACCGGGAGATAGAACTAAACCAAGAGGCAATTCTCAACGCCTATTCTCGACAGAATTAAGTTCAAAATAAAAATAATTTAAAAAAACTTTGCTTATTGTTTTGAATATTCAAAATAGTTTATGTATGTTTGATGTAACGAAAGACATGATACGCACGAAATCACTTAAAGAATACAAAAGGTTAAAATCTAAAGGATTCACAGTTGAGTTAGTAACTAAGCAAGACATCAACAAAATCAAATGACCCTACACCTAAACACAAAAAAAACCTACGATAATCAAAAACAGAACTATGAAAGACCGAGTTAAAAGAGTAATCGAATCTTGCAAGACACGCGACCAGCTACGGTCTGCAATGAAGTACATGGAACTTGCTGGATTGGAAAAAGACCCGAAAACAATAGAAATATTATGGTATAAAACAACCACTATTTATTGAGATTTAGTAACTTTACAAACATCAAAAACAGAACGATGAACAACACCCAGAAAGAGAGGCTTACGAGTCTCGCAAATGAAAACGGTCTAAACAAAGACCACTTCTTTAAAAGCCCTCAAGGCTTTGTAATTATAACCCGACAAGGCATTGAGCGAATCCAAGCGCATAAAGCTATCCGAGTTACCTACGAAGTAGTTAGCTTATCGGACGACCTTAAACACGTAGTAATAAAAGCTACTGGTGAGATAAGTAACAGCAACGGCTTACCTTTACAGATGGAAACCTTCGGAGAATCTGCACCCGACAACACGCGGCAAAAGTACCCGGTTGCAATGGCGGAGAAACGAGCCTTATCAAGAGTGGTTCTGAAACTCTCAGGGCTTTACGAGGTTGGAGTATTTGGAGAGGACGAATCGGACGACTTTAAAAGAGCAAAATAATGGACGCGATATTTGACGAAATAACAGATTCAGAACAACGCTCGGAGGAGTGGCTCGCGGCAAGGTTAGGGAAGTTTACCGCTTCCCGCTTTGGCGACCTTATGACCAACGCCCGCAAGAAAGACGAAGTGCTTGGAGCGACTGCAATTAGCTACATCTATGAGAAGGCGGCTGAACTCTTAACGGAAGAACGAAAGGAAATATTCGGAGCGGCTTTAGACTGGGGCAACGAATACGAGTCTATTTGTAAAGCGTATTATTCAGAACTAAAGGGCGTAACTATTGAAGAGATGCCCTTCGTACTGATTAACGAATACTCAGGGGCTTCTCCTGACGGGATGGTTGACGGTGAGTTGATAGAAATCAAATGCCCTTACAATACCAGCAACCACCTCAAGACCGCGTTCGAGGGTTATATTGACCCGAAGTATGTTTGGCAAATGCAGGGGCAAATGTTAGCAACTGGCGCGTTAGCTTGTCGGTTCTTATCCTTCGACCCACGAATCAAAGACGAGCGGTTTAAACTTGTCGAAATACGAGTAGAAGCCGACCTTGAGATGCAAGAGAAACTCCGCGAAAGATTGGAGTTCGCAAACGATTATCTTCTTAAACTTATGCAGAAATGAGAGCAATAAAGTTTAGAGGATTAACGATAAAAGATAGCACTTGGGTTTACGGTTGTTTAGTTTACTCAGAGTGCAACGCTCCGTTTTCTAAGTCAGTTGATTATGCCGAGATAATAACGCCTAACGCAGATTCTATCGAAGTTTGGGTTGCTACAATTGGTCAATTTACTGGACTGCAAGACGTAGACGGCAAGGACATCTACGAGGGTGATGTTGTTATGCCTACAAAATTCAAAGATAAACCTAACGATGTCGAATATATCAGTAACGGGTTTTACAGAACAACACAACACAACGGGAAGACTTACGTGAACCCGTTAGGTAGTTGCGAAGTAAAAGTTATTGGTGACGCTTATACCGACATCTATTGAAAAAGTAACCTTTTAAACTCTAAATAAAATGCAGAACAAAGTAATTTTTGTGGACGGCTTGAACGTCTTTCAACCTAACGAGAACGCTCCTGAATGGATAAAAGCGGATATGGTTATAAACCCGACCCAGTTAGTGAAGTGGCTGGAGCAGAACGACCAGCACCTCCGCGAAGGGAAACGCGGTCTTGAGTTACGACTTCAAATAAAGAAGTCAGCACAAGGCAAACTTTACGCCTCAGTTGATACCTATCAACCAAAGCTGAAGGAAGAAGTAACTTCAAAACAAGCAGTCGTTGAAGAAGAAGGCGACCTCCCGTTCTAAGATTGTCAAGAATTTAGATGCCGCTTTCAGTCGATTCATTCGGTTGAGGGCGGCAAATCTTGACGGTTATTGTGAGTGTTACACTTGCGGACGTTCCTACGAACTAAAAAAGATGCAATGCGGACACTTTATGTCAAGGGCAAGGTATGCCACGAGATGGCACGAGGACAACTGTCGACCTCAATGCTACGGTTGCAACGTGATGCAACAAGGACGCCAATACGACTTCGGAATTAACTTGGACCGGGAACGTGAAGGGCTGGCGGA